GCCATGGCAGGTGGCATCAGCGGCATCACTCTATTTTGGATGCAATCAATGGAGTCCATGATGCCGCAATGGAAAGTCTACCATGGCGATATCTCACTATCAATAGGCTTTCGCGGCATAAACCGCTGTATTAGGCTGGATGATTGACCACAAAATGATACCCGAGGAATTTACACACTAATATGGACTTGACTGTCGTAATAAGTAGATTTATGTGAATCAAAGAAATTCATATAATCTAGTGATAGGAGGTATTTGAGAATATGAGGAAATATATAGTAATTCTAGTATTGTTCTGTTTTTTGATACCATTAAGTGCATGTAAAAACAGCAGTATAAATGAGATGAATGATATCGGAGTTAACAAAAATATAATCTCACAAAGGGGTTTTAATGTAAGCTCCGATTCTACGGTACTTAACACATCAGCAAAGGGAACAGTATTTATCAAGGAATTAGAAGGAAAGCCTGAAGAAGTGCAGATTGTTGCTTTTATTGAAATAGACCCCAACGATTGGGGTGGTGTCAGTTTTTATATCACAAGTGACTGGAGCATTTCAAATATAACAAGTAGTTATCCAGAAAACGAATCTCAAATGATAGCTATGGACTATATAGACACCTGGGCTTCATCAGCCCCTGAAACTGAATGGAGTCAAAGGATTGAAATTGGTAGAGACCGAAACTATGTGCAAACAATAGGTGGCAAGGGAACAATTGTGATTGATTTGTTTCTTGATGAGGAATTAGAATCTAGACCAGAGGTTTTCAATATCATGGTTGCAGTTGGGTCTAATGAAAAAGAGGGTGTAAAGATAGTTGAGACGGATAGTACTCGGATATCTATACCACTAACGGATGACTAATAAAATAAATAGAACAAAGGATGCGTACACTTTTTTAGAAATTATACGCCACAAATATAACTGTTCAACTAAAGCATCTTCTGGGGTGCGGTTCAGATGACCCAGAACTTAGAGAATTTAGGATTCACAGTCGTTCCTTTTGGTCAGGGTTTCAAAGATATGTCTCCGCCAACCAAGGAATTAATGAAGCTTACACTAGAGCAGAAAATCGCTCACGGTGGTCATCCTGTTCTCCGCTGGATGATGGACAATATTTTTATTAGAACTGACCCTGCTGGAAACATTAAAGCAGATAAAGAAAAATCCACAGAGAAAATTGACGGTGCTATAGCCACCATAATGGCCCTAGACCGAGCAATCCGCTGTGGAGGAGAATCTGGTAATTCTGTTTATGACGATCGAGGTCTTTTATTCTTCTAATTCCTTTTCCCCTATGGTACTATAAATATAGTATGCTAAAGTTGAGTCGTATAAGTAGAATATAGCGTCATAAATATGGAGGGGATTGCATGAGAGAACAAGTTCAAGGGATTGCAATGATATTATTTAGTATACTTTTGACTTTAACCTTTGAAGCTATGAATATTAAAAATGTATTTGATTTAGATTTGTATTGGGCTCATGTATTTTTACTAATGGGTATTATCGGCATGGTAATGGTGTTTTATAAACCTAAAAACAACGATAAATGATTAACATACTGTGTCGCTTCATTAGTATTATGCGCCACAAATATAACTGTTCAACTACAGCATCTTCCTAATTGGTAGGTGCTTTTTTCATACCCATTTTTAAGGAGAGTGATGTCCATGGGATTATTAAAAGGAATATTTAAGGCTCGAGACAAGCCTAAAGACGCTCTTGGTGGAAGCCGATACAGCTTCTTTTTTGGAAGTACTAGTGCTGGTAAGCCAGTTAATGAGCAAACCGCCATGCAAATGACCGCGGTGTACAGCTGCGTGAGAATCTTATCCGAGACGCTGGCCGGCCTTCCACTTCATGTCTACAAATATAATGATTCAGGTGGCAAGGAAAAGAACCTAAAGCACCCTTTATATGAGCTACTTCATGATGAACCAAACCCTGAGATGACTTCTTTTGCGTTTAGAGAAACGCTGATGAGTCATCTTTTATTATGGGGAAATGCCTATGCTCAGATTATTAGAAATGCACGAGGTGAAGTGATATCTCTCTATCCACTCATGCCAAACAAAATGACAGTCGATCGCGATTCAAGTGGTCGGCTTTTCTATATGTATCAGCGTGGCAATGAGGATGTCCCTTCTCTTGGTAGAGAACATCAGGTGTATCTATCACCATCAGACGTCCTTCATATCCCTGGGCTTGGCTTCGATGGGCTGGTAGGCTATTCACCCATTGCCATGGAGAAAAATGCTGTGGGCCTTGCCATAGCAACTGAAGAATACGGAGCTAAGTTTTTTGCTAATGGTGCTTCACCAGGCGGCGTCCTGGAACACCCCGGTACTATCAAGGATCCAGCAAGGATCAAAGAATCCTGGAACGCAGCTTATCAAGGAAGTGGCAATGCCCACAGGGTGGCAGTCCTTGAAGAAGGCATGAAATATCAGCCTATTGGCATTTCTCCAGAGCAGGCACAGTTCCTTGAAACTAGAAAATTTCAGATCAATGAGATCGCTCGTATCTTCAGAGTTCCACCTCATATGCTTGCTGATCTAGAGAAGTCATCCTTCAGTAACATCGAGCAGCAATCACTTGAGTTCGTAAAATACACCCTCGACCCTTGGGTGGTCCACTGGGAACAGTCTATGTGCAGAGCACTGCTCATGGAAAGCGAGAAACCTAATGTCTTTATCAAGTTTAATGTGAATGGCCTACTGCGCAGAGTTTTAAGGAGTATAACCAGCGAGATGTTGAAACGGAAATTGAGATACAAAAGAGGCTTAGTAAGTTTCCTGTCCCGGATGAAATATGGCATGAGTACCATCTTGATCAGGAAATCAATGATCGAGGCATCAAGGTAGACATGGACTTCGTAAAGCAAGCTATCGCTATGAATGAGATTTCACACACCAAGCTAATGGATCAGATGCAGGAAATAACAGAACTTGATAACCCCAACTCAGTACAGCAGATGAAAGATTGGCTTTCTGATAATGGCCTAGAAACAGATACCCTTGGTAAAAAGGCTGTGGCAGAATTATTGAAGGACGCACCAGAGCACTTGGCTGAAGTGCTTAAACTACGTCAGCAACTGGCAAAGTCATCCGTAAAGAAATACACGGCAATGGAAAATGCAGTCTGCAGTGATGGCAGGATTCGTGGCATGTTTACTTTTCTGGGCGCCAATCGGACAGGACGCTTCAGCTCAAAAATAGTGCAGCTGCAGAACCTGCCGCAAAACCATATGCGGGATTTAAAAGAGGCACGAGCCATAGTAAAGAGCGGTCATTCTGAAGCACTTGAATTGCTCTATGAAGATATACCAGATACACTTTCGCAGCTTATAAGAACGGCTTTTGTACCAAAAGATGGCTGTAAGTTTGTTGTTGCCGACTTTTCTGCCATTGAGGCTCGTGTGCTGTCATGGCTTGCAGGTGAAGAGTGGAGAAGTGAAGTGTTCGCAAGTGGCGGTGATATTTATTGTGCATCTGCATCACAAATGTTTGGTGTCCCAGTTGAAAAGCATGGTGTGAACGGTCATTTAAGACAGAAAGGTAAGATTGCAGAACTGGCCTTAGGTTATGGTGGATCAGTGGGCGCTTTAAAGGCTATGGGCGCACTGGATATGGGCCTTGAGAAGGAAGAACTTAAACCCCTTGTCAACGCTTGGAGGCAGGCCAATCCATACATCGTAAAATTCTGGTGGGATGTGGATAGAGCAGCTAAGAAGTGCATCAAAGAAAAGCAATCTCAAGAAATACAAAGTATTAAGTTTCATTACAGGAGTGGAATGCTCTTTATCGTTCTTCCTTCTGGTAGGCAGCTTGCCTATGTTAAACCAAAGATTGGTGAGAATATCTTCGGTGGTGAATCGGTCACTTACGAAGCTGTCGGTGCTACTAAGAAATGGGATCGACTTGAAAGCTATGGGCCTAAGTTTGTAGAAAACATTGTCCAAGCAATCTCTCGTGATATTTTGATGCATGCCATAAAGACTCTAAGTTCTTACCGCATTGTGGCTCATGTGCATGATGAAGTTATTATTGAAGCGGATCCTAGCATGTCACTTGATAGGGTGTGCCAGCAGATGAGTAGAGTCCCTCCCTGGGCAAAGGGGTTGCTCCTTGATGCCGATGGTTATGAATGCGAATTTTATAAGAAAGATTAGTTAAACAATCAGATTTCACCTCTTGCCGTGGCTACCAGGTAGGAGGTGTTTTTTTATGAAGATTATTGAAGTGAAAGATGGCAACCCGATCAAGGGTGAGACAGAACCGATGACAGAGGAACAGTTGCAGAGAGAGTATGACTTTTATATAGCAGAGAGCATTATCAGGATGCTTCAGAAAGAAGGCAAAATTACAGAGGATGAACGACAAAAAATATCAGCGTTAAACCGCCAGAAATTCTTACCAAAGCTAGCTGAG